CACTTGAACCACTTGTTCCGCTTTCTCCTGAAGAACCTGATGTTCCTGATGAACCACTTGTTCCACTTTCTCCTGAAGAACCTGAAGTTCCTGATGAACCACTTGTTCCGCTTTCTCCACTTGAACCTGAAGTTCCTGATGAACCACTTGTTCCGCTTTCTCCTGATGAACCACTTGTTCCACTTTCTCCTGAAGAACCTGATGTTCCACTTGAACCTGAAGTTCCTGATGAACCACTTGTTCCGCTTTCTCCTGAAGAACCACTTGTTCCACTTTCTCCTGAAGAACCTGATGTTCCTGAAGAACCACTTGTTCCACTTTCTCCTGAAGAACCTGAAGTTCCTGATGAACCATTTGTTCCACTTTCTCCTGAAGAACCTGATGTTCCTGAAGAACCACTTGTTCCACTTTCTCCACTTGAACCTGATGTTCCTGATGAACCACTTGTTCCGCTTTCTCCACTTGAACCTGACGTTCCACTAGTTCCTGATGAACCTGAAGAACCATCAACACCACTTATACCTGAACTACCTGAAGTTCCTGATGAACCACTTGTTCCGCTTTCTCCTGAAGAACCTGAAGTTCCTGATGAACCACTTGTTCCGCTTTCTCCACTTGAACCTGATGTTCCTGATGAACCGCTTGTTCCACTTTCTCCACTTGAACCTGATGTTCCTGATGAACCACTTGTTCCGCTTTCTCCACTTGAACCTGATGTTCCTGATGAACCGCTTGTTCCACTTTCTCCACTTGAACCTGAAGTTCCTGAAGAACCACTTGTTCCGCTCTCCCCTGATGAACCGCTTGTACCACTTGAACCCGATGTTCCTGAACTACCTGACGTACCGTCTGTACCGCTTGAACCCGATGTTCCCGAACTACCTGATGTACCATCTGTACCGCTTGAACCCGATGTTCCCGAACTACCTGATGTACCATCTGTACCGCTTGAACCCGATGTTCCACTTGAACCTGAAGACCCGTCTACACCACTAATACCTGAAGTACCACTAGTTCCCGATGAACCACTTGAACCATCAACACCGCTAATACCTGATGTTCCAGATGTTCCAGTACTACCAGTAATAGTTACCGTAATGTTTCCACTACCATCATTAACAACGGTTGCACCGCTAAATGTCATACCTGTGACATTGGCTACTGTTGTCGTACCATCACTAACACTAAGTGGACTACCTCCACCACCTGATGTGAATCCTGAAACATTTACTGAAGAACCATCACTATTATTTAAGGTAAGTGTACCTGTTCCACTATCGTATGTTCCACCTGTTACCGTACCTGTAAATCCTGTGATTGTAACTGTCCCACCAGTGTTGTTATATAAATCTAATGTAGTAGTACCTGAATTGTACGTACCACCTGTAATCTGAATATCAGTACCATAGAATACTCTCCAACGAGCATTTTCTCTCGTATCATTATACCCTTCAATTGTTGACGCAGTCCATGCGTTAATAAAATCTTTACCGGCTTGAGAACGACTATTAACCGTTGTTGAATAGTCAGTTACTGTTTTTGCAGAATTTCCTGTAAGTCCCGATAAAGAATCCCATAAAAATTCATAATTAGGTATTACGTATTGATAAACAGTATCAGTTTCTTGGACATAAACTTGCATACCCAATCTTCTTCTACCTGAAGATATATTATCGGAATTTAAACTTATACCATCTGGCGAAAATGATGTTCCCGTCCCTTTTGTAAAATTAATTGGGATTGTATTTGCCGACAATTGTATATTTGAAGGGTATGTTGTTGCAGTTAATATAAGTTCTAAATCCCTTAAATAATAAACCTCCATATAACCCCCAATAGTTAATACCGAAAAATTAGTACCAAATGTCGAGGTTCTTGCAACACTTTCACTACCACTTAATTGTGCTGATGATAAAGGGTTTTTATATTCAAATGCCATATTTCAATTTAATTATTATTCAATTTTATTCTTAAGATTTAGTATCCCCCTTAATCCATAAAGTCGCACCTAATGGTGGTGTTGTTGGTACAAAATAAAGTTCATTCATCCACAATATTCTATAAACTCCCGCAGGAATAACACATCCACCAGGCACTGTCACATTTATTGACGCATTTCCTGCGTCAGGTATACCATTATCAATGATTCCAACCGAACAAGCAGCTCCTGTACCAACATCTAATGTCATATTGTTCATGGTACCTCCCACACCATTCAATGGTACCCAAACAGTATAAACATATTGTTCTGTAGGATTAACCATTGTTGTTGTAATACCAATACTACCAAATGTGTATTGATTTTGAGAACAACCTTGTGAATCAACCCCTGTACCTGAAGCCTGTCTGATTGAATTTTTAATTGTACCAACATTGGTTATAAAATTACCACTTGAACCTGACCATCCAGGATATTGAGCATAGATTGCCATGTCAGCAGCATATGTTGCCCCACCTGCGGGTCCACTACTATTATTAGTAAATCCATTGTAGTTACCACCAGCGTTACTTGTCCATAAACCTATATCACCTTGTGATGTTGAATCTTGTGGTTCAGGGAAAATGTATGCACTAAATGGAACATTAGTCGGTGTTGGTGTTTGTGTTAATGTTGGTGTATTAGTTGGTGTTTCTGTATTAGTTGGTGTAGGTGTTGCAGTATTACTTGCCGTATTAGTCGGTGTTTGAGTATTAGTTGGTGTTTGGGTTGGTGTTGCAGTGTTAGTTGGTGTATTTGTTGGTGTTACAGTTGGTGTTTTAGTATTTGTAGGTGTTTGAGTATTTGTAGGTGTTTGTGTTATAGTGTTAGTTGGTGTTACAGTTGGTGTTTGAGTATTAGTTGGTGTAACACTTGGTGTAGGCGTTGTAGTATTAGTTGGTGTTTGTGTTTGAGTATTAGTAGGTGTATTAGTATTTGTTGGTGTTACACTCGGTGTCTGAGTGTTAGTTGGTGTTATTGTTGGTGTAGGACTTGGTGTTGTGGTAACTCCAGTCATTGGGTCAGTAGGAGTTGGTGTTGGTGTAACTGTTGGTGTTGGTGTTGGTGTACATCCCGCACCTGAATCTGATAACGTTAATACAACACCATAAATCATTTCGGTCCTTGTAACTCCAGTATATACAGCAGTAGTTCCTGTAGAACCAACATAAATATCAAATGGACCAACAGCATTGTTAATACCATCAAACCTAACAATAATGTTCTGATTACAACCTGTAATGGTGTATTGATTAGTTACCGCATTAAGACATCCACTAGCCTCATTAACTACGATAATATCATAAATTTGCCCCATTCTATTATTTTATTTCTTAATAAATACAATGACATTGTAGTTTATAAAATAATATTTTTTTTTTCTATAAACTTAAATTACAATTGTATCAAAAATACAATCAGGATTGTCCAAGGCAATTGTAAAAATACAATCACTTGCAACGATTTGAATTGTAAATCCGCAACCATATCTACATTCAAGAATTTTAAATTTTGAACACCCATTAGCGTCAGTTATTTTTAACATGATTGCAGGCGCATTATCAAATATTGTGGGAAGATAAAAATTTTCAGTAGGTGGAACCGCTCCACTAATTGTTCCAACAAAATATTCATTATTACCATAAACATCAGAAACATACACCTGATATGGTGATGTACCTGTTATTGATATGATTTCTATCATTGCCATATTAACTCACACAATTAATATCATATTGGATTATTAGGTCAATTACAATTTGTTGATTTGCCAATCCACCTTCTGTAGATATTGTTACCACACTTGTTGTAGTATCTATCGTAACACTACTAACACCGGGTATTGATAATAAAATTGTTTCAACCGCATCGTACCATTGTTGATTGGTTGGAATATCTAATAATGTTGTACCCGTATAAAAAGAATCTGTATATGTCACTCCACTAACCTCTACTTGAGCAACAAAAGTTGCTGCACTTAATAAACAATTGGTGTGTCCAGATATAATATCATAATAACCTTCATTTAACATTTGAAGAATACCTCTCTCTGTTCCCGAAGTATATTGAAATTCTTTTTCACACATTGTGTAAATTTGATATGTTGATTCAATTGCCGTACAACTTATAATAGTACTCCTTGTTTGAACACATCCATTATCATCAACAATTGTTAAACTGTAAGTTCCACCCGTAAGACCTGTTACCGTTATATTTTGTGGATTACCACTAATATTATTGGACCAAGTAAATGTAAAAGGTGGTGTACCTGAACTAATTAATGCCGTTATTGTACCACCTGAACCAGTTCCACAACTTGTTGGATATAAAGAATATTGTAATGGTGTACCGTATGATACGGTAACATTTCCTGTTTGAACACAACCTGTTGTGTCAGTCACAGTATAACCATAGGTACCAGTTCCCAATCCATCAAAGGTTGCCGCACTAAAACTAGTGTTAACCGACTGACCATTACTTAATTGGTAGGTATATGGTGCCGTACCACCTGTTGATAATGTGAGTGTAACAGTACCGTTATTTAAATTACAAGTTGAACCTGAACTTGATGTTGTTACAGTGTAAAGATTTTGGGCAATAATAGTTATTTCTTGTTGATATAAACAACTAGTACTATCAGAAACATAAACAGTATAAGTTCCACTTTCTAAATTAACAAAATCATAAGCAGTTGAGTTTGAAACTGCATTGACTACTGATGAATCGGGATAAACTAAAGTATATGTGTATGGAATTTCACCACCGTCTAAAGTAATTGATATTTTACCATCACTACTACTACATGTAGAGTTAGTTTGAGTAACAGATAAACTATTAAAAGTGTTTGGCGTTTGTAAAACTGTTGAAAATGTTGCTTTACATAAAGCAGCATCAGTAATATCCACCGAGAATGGTCCTGAAGATAATCCCGAAAAAACATATGATGTTGCATAGGTAATTGCAACTGTACCATTTGAACCCGAATAATAGTAAGGTCCAGTTCCTCCAGTTATAGTTAACGTAAGTGAACCATCGGCAACAAAACAAGAAGGTGTAACCGCAGTCCATGAACCTAACCCAATACTTGGGACAAAATCTACTGTGGCCACTTGTGATAATACACAACCATCCGATGAAGTTACTGTAACCCCATAACCGCCAGCAGTAAGACCCGTAATAGTATCACCTGTAACACCATTAGACCATTCATAAGTAAACGGAGCATTACCCGTAACTCCTGTAACATAAACTTTTCCTGTTGGACTAGCACATTGAGTATCATTTACAATATAAAATCCGTAATCAAGCGTATTAGATGAATAGATTATACACGTTTCAGAAGTTCCTGAACAACCAGCACAATCAACAGCTGTTACTGAATAAGTTCCAGCGGATAAATTATTAAAAGTTCCAATATTTGTTGAACTTGTTTGTGAATCAACAAATCCATAAGCGGAATATAAATAATAATTGATAACATCACAACTTGATGTTGCGGTTACCGTCAATGAACCATTATCTAAACCACATGTTGTTGCAACTTCAGTTTGAAATCCAATTGTCAACCCCGAACCAATAACAACGTTAATATAAAATTCGTTATTTGTAGGTGCTGTAGAGTCATTTGCTCTAACATAGTAAGTTCCCGCAGGTAAATTTGTTTTGTAATCACCCGTACCTAAGTTTGGATAATACCAATCAAAAGTATATGGTGGTGTTCCCCCACTAGCCGTAATCAATGCCGAACCCAACCCTGTTTCACAAGCACCCGTAACTGTTAGGGTATATGCAAATGTATTACCATTATTATATGGTGATGATGATGGTGTTGGAGTTGGTGGTAGTTCCGTTGGCGTAATTGTTGGTGTTGGCGTAATTGTTGGTGTTGGCGTAATTGTTGGTGTTGGCGTAATTGTTGGTGTTGGTGTTGGAGTTGGTGGTAGTTCCGTTGGCGTAATTGTTGGTGTTGGCGTAATTGTTGGTGTTGGTGTTGGAGTTGTTGGGCAAGGCGAATATGTTTCACAATCGGGACAATCTGAAAATGTTGATAGATAACTAAAAACACAATTATTGTCGGTATATATTGTTGACCCTGTGTATCCAGTAATTACTGTTGCACAACCATTAAAAGTTCCACCAGTTCCAACATAGTTAAGGAACATTGTTGTACCATTAACATAATCGGAACCTAATTCAATATCACCACGTCTGAAACTAAATGTTGAACCATCGCAACATGCCGAAAATGTGTAAAACAAATTGTATGGGTACATATTGGTGTTAACTGACGGACATCCTGTTGACGAATTACAAGCACCACCAGCATTTGTCGCGTCAGGTGATAGGTATGTTGAACTCGGAATACCACCAGCACTTGAAATATAAGCATAACACGCACCATCACCGCTATAAATAACATAGCTTTGGTTTACAGTCCATCCACTCGCATCATCAATAGTAAATGTTTTATAAATTGTATCTCCTGTATAATTGAAACAATTTTGAAATAATTTATCTACTAACGCCATAACTATTAAATATTATTATAAGGTAGTTTACTGACAACTAATGTCTATATTAACCCCCACGTTTATTTGTAAAGTAATTGGTTCTGAACTTGAAGCACATGTCAAGTTATATATTGTAACCTCATTACCGTTCACATAAAAGAAATAACCATAATTAACTAATTGTTGTAAATTTAAAATAAGTGCTGTCTTCCATTGGTTATTTGTTGGGACTTGTCCTGTTCCATAACCATCAAAAAATTTATTTTGTATTACAGTTGTACCATCAATCTTAACATCAACATACCATTGTGAATACAATGAGTTTGCGTTACAATCTGAAAGGAGATAACCTTGTGTATCTAAGTAATTATATAATACGTTATATAGTATTTCTGAGAATGACGTAACATCACCAGGATTTGCTCCAATCCAAGGGTATATTGAACATGTTGCACTTTGTTTGGTACAATCAAAAGAGAATAGTTGACTTGTTACTAAACATGGGTCATTTTCAATTGGTACTAATTGACAACCTCTTTGTCTTCTATAAACATATTTTTGTCTTTGTAATGCCGAGTTTTCTAAACGGGTACCAGTATTCCATATTGTAGAGGCTGGAATCATTTGTTGTGTTAATCTAATCCAATATGGACCAAGACCATCAACATACTCAATTAATTTTTGATATGTAAAATTATCATTTGGAATTCCAACATTTTCTTCAGAAAGAAGGTAATTGTAAAAAATATTTAATAGTGTTGGATATCCACCTGTTTTACCATCTGTTGAATACCACCTATCTCTAATATTAATTGTATTGTTAACAAATGTTTGAGCAAATTCAAAAAATGTTTTTTTGTTTGCTTCAGGATTAATATATGTCCAATCATACGTTCCTAAACTTGGGTATGGCGATGTCATTCCTGCATTAGGAATTGGGTAATTATAATTCTTGGACATTGACCAAACATTATAAAGAATACCTTGACCAGGGTTCATAAACAAATCAACATTTTTGGCATTAAGAACTAATCTGTCATCTGAAACCACGTAATACGCATTGTACCCCGATTCAACACTAACTCTGAATGTTGGTGGTTGCCAACTTTTTTTATTGTCAGGAACAAGTTTCAAGTTATAACCCAAATTCATATATGGGAAATTTCTGAATCTATCAAAATATTCTTGTCCGTAAGTAAAAGGTTGTAATGTTGTTTGAACATTTGGGCTATTACCTGTAAAAACCGATGTGGTTTGATTTACAATTTGTGGACTTCTGTGTTGTGGTGTTGATTCAAACCATCCTGCACCTTTTTCAAAATAATAATCAGAAGTTTCAATTGGTGCTCTTGGATAACCAAATTCATCAACGGGATAATCATCAATTGTTTCACCCACAAAAAAAGTTTGTGTTGATGATGTAAATGCTGTGTATGTTTGACCGTAAATTGAAAAGGTATTACCCGTTGCTAACGCTGTTGTATTTTCAATATATGTACCGCCAGTAATTTGAGCGTACTGCTCACCAAATTGTCTCATATTGATTCTTTGGTCGGCAACATAAACGTGTTCATTAAATTCAACCAACGCTTCAGGAGCTCCAACCAATCTTAATGTAAACTCAACTGAACGTCTCGTACCTTTGGATTTAAAAAGATATGCTGAGTTTAATATTAAGTTTCTATAAAATTGATAATTTAATTCTGAAGGTGTAAGTTCTCTTGAAAAACCAGCGTATTGTGTAACACCTGTTGACGAGTATACCGAATCTAAAAAGTTTTCATTTGTAATTGGTGATATGTTTGTACTCCATCCTAATGTTTGTGCTAAATTTTTCAATAACATTGATGGTATATCATTCCCTGGCGTGTAGTTAACAGAATTCATGTACGCTAAGGCATCAATGAATTGTTTTACTTGGTCAAAACTTCTTCCGTATATTTGTAATACTTTAGCAACTCTATGGTCTGGCGTGTCAAATTCTAAAAATGATTCTGTTGTTAAGAAACGGGTAATTAAGTTTGTCTTGAATGAATCAAAATTAATTGCGATTTCATTTAACTTTTCAAGATAGGTCGTAAATAATGGAGTTCTAATATCTAAATTCCAAAGACCGTCTTTAGGCCAAGTTAATGTAGATGTTTGTATTGATACAACACCAGAATCAGTTTCAACAGGAACATTAAATGTTGCCGTATATGGTGGTGTCGCCAATCTATTTAATAAAAACTTTTCAACCTCATCAAAATCTTCCGAAAATCCTTTTTCAGTATAATATGTGTTTGGTTTAATATAGATTGAATCTACCGTTGATGTAACACTAATGAATGGTTGTCCAGTAACGATAATTTTAAGATTACCTGAATATAAACTATCTGTTGGGTCTAAATCAATAATTGGGTATTCATTACCATTTACAAACAAACTATAATCTCGGTATCTATTTGTTAAATCCCTAATTGGTGAAAATTGTTGTTCTCTATTTTGAAGATTAATTATAGAATTAACAGAATAATCAATGTTGAATGGGTTTTTAATCCTTGTTGCATCAATCGTAAATTCAGTTTCATTTGGTACAGGACTATATACGATATTTTCCGCAGTTAATCCTGATGTGAAATCATAATAGATTGCATCAACTTCAATTGCCGCAGGAAAGAAGTTTAATATTTTTTGTATTGATACTTCAAATCTTTTTTGTAACGAACCAAATATTGTAAAATTAGTTACAACTGATAAATCATAATTTGGATAAACTCTATATTCCTTTGCTAATAACTCTCTTGAAGCATTTATTGAATCTAAATCTAAATCTTGTAGAGAAACAGGATTTTGAAACGTTCCAATGTTAAATGTTCTATTTGTTTTTTCTGAAAGTCCTAAATCAAATTCAAAATTTCCTTGTGTCAATCCACCACCTTGCACAGTCTGTAACCCTACGATATTATCAAAGGGAGTTCCGGCACCTGAAGCCGCTGTGTTAGGTATGAATGTTTTAGCCATTATTGAGCTGTAATATTTTGATAACTTTTACTGAAGTCAATATTAGTACCTCTATTATCTTTAACCTCATACAACAAGTTATTAAAGTCATCTTTAATTTCATACAAGTTAAATTGTTGATAGATGTTGTTTTGAGCATCATAGATAGTGTAGATACCATCCTCCATAGATTTAGTTTGATTACCATAAAGAGCAATACCCAATGTATCAATGTCATATTCAGAAACTTGAACCTCTAACATTAATGGATTGAAGTAAGTATTTGATAATACAATACTCTGAGCTGGTTGTCCAATATATGGTGTGGCGTTTGGTTTGTTTGTTGGTGATGAACTTGGTGATAAAGTACAAAACACCAAATTAGTTTGACCTTCAGTATATCTATATCTAACAGCCTTTTGTAAAGTATTAGTTAAATTTTGAATAACAGGCTCACAATAAAAATTTGAAGTAACAATCCTAAAGAAGTTAGGTATTTTACTACCATCAGAGTTTAAATATTCAATTCTAAATCCAACAAGTCCTTGAGCAACAAATTTATTAACATATTGACTTGGTACGTTACTTAAATCAATTACAATTCCTTTAACGTTTGGTAATGCTGATAACACACCACAATCAGTAATACTTGTTCTAATTTCCGCTGGTCTTATATAAAGAGTGTAGATACCTAATTGAGTGAATGTTTCTGCAGGTAATCTAAGATTGTATAAACCACCCAAGATTTCATTTGAGTTTCCGCCAGTTGCAGCATTATTAAAATAAGGTCTTAATATTGTTGTTGCATCCAAAGTGGTTAGAACAAAATTGTCCGTTACATCTCTTGATGGTGTATAATTCATGACGATACTTACGTCTTCGGGTGATACATCTGCCGGTCTTATTGTACCATAGGTTCCTGTAGCCATTTTTTTATTTTATCTATTAGTAATAAATACCATTTTTATTTTTTTATGTAACATTAAAAAAGTAATATCCATATTTTATTAAGTCTCCCAAATTATCAACCTCACCAATTCTTTGTATTCTTTCATACGCCGAATTTTTACCTCGTTCAATGAATATATTGGATTGGACTTCAGCTTGAGCAATGACACCCAACAATAATTCATCTTTTACTAAAGGTTCTTGTACCATCCAATCTGCCGTTAAACCCGATGACTGAAGAAAGAAAATTGTAGTTCCATCAGCATAGTCAACATAGTCAACATTCTGTATTGTATATGCTGTATAAACTAAATTAATTTCAGTAATAATACCATAATCAACATTATTCTTTTGAACAGGTACCAATAATTTAAATTTTGGTGTACCATAAAATGCCAAGTCATTAATTCTTGAGTCGGTATATCCACTAACAGTAAATGGTACTGAAACATATGCCGATGAAACTTGGTCTTCAACTAAATTAACACTGTCACCAGTAAAAATATAGTTGTACGATATTGGTGTTGCACTCCAAGAACCAACATTTGGTGTAAAGTATGCAGTTCCACTTGGATTAAAATCAGGAACTTCAACATATGGTGTTTGAATATTTTTAGATACCGTTGTGTTTCCCCAAGGATTATTTTGTGATAATGTAATTGTATATTCACTTGGGTTTGTATTATACGTGTGAACAATAGAATTAGGTGCGTACGTATTAATTGGTTGTAATGGTGTTCCATCACCCCAATCTAAAAAATATGTTGATAACTGAAGGTAGGCATTAAACTCAACATCTGCGGTATTATAAACATACCAAGTAAATGGATTTCCTGTTGTGGATGAAAATATAAAATTGTTTACAACATTTATTTGTGAAATTGCACCATCAAATACAGAGTAATAACCCAAATCAATTGTATTTTGTGTTAAAAGAATTGGAACTGTAAGACCTGTTAAACTTGATGTGTTGTTAACACCACTTGTTAAAGTTTGAGTCATAGATGAATACACCCCAAATGTCTCACCTGAGTAAGTAACATCATGAATGATTGTATTCAAGACTTCGGGTGATACCCTGATATTCATTACTTGTGTATCCATTATGGGTTTACGTATTCATACCATTTTATCGGATTTGAAACTGTTCCGGCTCGTACCCCTCTTGGGTAATCAAACACTTGATATGTTTGTGTTACATAATCTAAATCTACTTTGTAGTAAAAATATTCTTCAGATGGAAAATCATAATAATTTGGTAAAGAACTTTGAGGTGCTTTCATCATTTTTATAAACTGTCCTGTATTACCATCAAAGAACTTGGCCGTCATATAAAAAGTATTGATATTCAAGAATTGTCTTGATTTCAACCAATAAAGAAAAAACCCTTCTTTATCACCAATATAATCTAATTGATAACTTGGTCTTTTAATTGTAACCGCTGTTGTATTATTTAAAACTGTTGGTTGAAACTTTCCTTGTTGTACTGGTAATATTGTAGTAAAATAAGATTTTTGTGTTCTTGTAGTTGGACTATCATAAAAATCTATTTTCCAAAAAGATTTTGTAAATGATGGACTGTAATAATATACTTGGTCAGCAGTAAATTTTGCTAAGTAAGAATTTTCCCAAAAATTGTTAACCGCAAACACGGGATTGTTTAAATAAAAATCATAGTTTAAAGAACTTTTTGTTCCATCATATAACTGATGGTCAAACCTATTAACTTCGTAATCATCCCCTTGATTTAATATTTTTTCAATAATGGTTGACTCGTATTGTTCAATGGCTTGTTGCTGACCATAGAAGTCCCACTCTTGTTGAAGAGGTATAACCAAATCTTTGGGTTGGTTATTAAACAACACTCTTATCTTATTCGCATCCATCTATTATCGGGTCTGGTACAATTTGGTACAAATCTGTTATGTCAAATGACGCACCTTCAGGATATAATCTGAAAGTAATATCTTGGAATGGGTAGTGGGCAGTATTCAAGTATGGATAATCAACACCTCTACCTAAATTGTCAATATACCCATATTCGTAAATATCTCTCCAAAACCATAATTTGTTGTTATTACTGAAGTAAGCCCAATATGGAATTCCTTCAGTTCCACTTTGTTCAGCAGTTTCAATATAATCTGAAAACACTTTCAAGGTAATTGGATAATGAACTTGGTAATAAAACCCACTTGGGTTTGTAGATGCGGTAGGTGCAATATCAAACGCTTTTTGGTAATAGGTCATTTTATTCATGTAGTTTGAAATAACCCTTTCTGATTGATTACTTTCATTCCACTCACACCAATCACCATACATTGTATCCCCACTATATCTTGGTAGATTAACCGTAAAATTATAAGGAACACCATTTTGTGTTTTTGTGTATCCTGATGTTGTGTTATTTTCTAATGATGTTGGATTTGTTGTTGCCCACCACGGGTTTGTTGTCTTTGGCACCATATTAAATCCCCAACCTCTTCTTAATTGATTGAACCAACCAAAGTATCCAACGTTTTGAAATGTTGCAAACACTTGTGTTAAAGGTTTTTTATTATTATCAACTTGATTTGTAACTTCCAAATCACGAGCCATGGTAATATTATATGTGTTTGAGCTTTGATAATTAACAACCCTTCCAACATTGTTTGGTGTTAATGAAGAAAATTGATAAAATGAACCATCACTAAATGGATTCAATTCAAATCCGTTTCTTGTAATGATTGAATCATGTGGATTACTAATAATCTTATGTAATCTAACATAATATTTTGATTTTGTTTCACCAGAATTATTAATGTCTATGATTCGTTTAAAGAATCCTTGATTACCACTATTAAATGTTGAACCCGTAAATCCAACATTGTATATACTAAAAATATATTCATCTGAACCAATTGTATTATCACCCAAATAAGAAACTTGGAATGTGTTAACACCACTATAATTAAATGACAATTCAACATATTCATTAACAGATAACCCGTGTGGAACAGGGCAAGTAAACTGAATTAACGGTGTTCCATTTTCAGTTCCTTGAGATATTTTAAATGGTATTCCATCCCCTGATACCCATGGTGTTAATGACTGACCATTTGAAAAGTAATATTGCATTGGTACCGTATAGTCATTTTCATATGGATAGGATAAAACAACATTCCAATTATATGTTGACGCACTTTTTGCAACAAAATTTAATTGGGTTGATTCCACATCTGTTCTAATAAATTCAAATTCTTGATATGTTGGTAATCCACTCCATATCCCATTGATTACAGACAACTCGGGATTAATATAATATAAATTATCTCTATACGGTTTGTAATTACTATAACCTACCAAGTTATTTTCGTAGATATATGATAACTTAACTGTTGGTCTAAACAATACAGATTTTTGCCTTTCAGCATCAAACAATGTTGCTAAATTAACATTAACAGTTCTATCATAATCAATTACTTGTGATTGTGTTTGATTTAATTCTGTTACAAAAGATAAATCTGCATCGGGTGCCGACTTATACCTCAAATCAGGTTTAACTACTATGTAATTACTTTCGCTCATTCTTCTGATTTAATATATAATTTTGTAAATTTATCCATGGCAGACGAACCTTTCTTTAAACCGAAATAAAAATACCATGGTGCACTTGTTATAGTTTCATTATTATTACCAAGTGCCGGTGATTGGGAATATTGTCCCAAACTATTTGTTTGGTAAATGTAACCTTTTCTGTTTTGAATTTGATTGTTTCCTCCAATGAACATTGGGTTTAACATTCTATCTAAATTTTGATATTTTTCTTTGTAAGCATTACCTTCTGTATACCAATTGTTTTCCTCGTTACCAAAAATGGACGGTTGACCATCAATATATGCTGTATTTGACCATCTATAAAATGGAACTTCTTGTGATTTGGTTCCTAAATAATCGGCAATTAATGTATTTCCAGTAAATGTTCTGTCTATTCTACGTGGTGATATTAAATCCCTTTCTTCAGTATACCCACTATAAAAAATACCAAATACCGAATTTTTTTGATTATCAACAGACACATAAACAACATTGTCAGTTGTTGTTGCAGGGTCATCAAAATAATTATCCGCAGTATATGGTACAATACCATACTGTGAATTGATTTGTAACATCTGAGCATAATCACCATCAACCCTTAATTGGGGTCTACTGAAAAATGCAGAAATTGATGTGTCTAAACCTGTTTTGGTTGATTTTAATAGGTTAGAGTTTGATATTCTTGATATTATAAATAATTGCAATAAATCAGACACATTGTTCCAAGATGTTGCATTGAACCTATCCATTTGATATCCAAAGTAATTTGGACTTTTGTTTACATCTTTACTCCAAATAAATTTTGGACCCAAATCCATAATTGTAGTTGGGTATAATAAGTTTCTATCATTCACTGGTGAATTAAATAGTCCTGATGGTGGGTATTGACCTATAAAATTTTGACCATCCCATGGACTTGAACGATAATAAAAATTATTAGATTGTGGTTCGTACACTATTGTATCGGCACAAAAATTATAAAAGGCTTTATTTAAAACAACTGTTCTAACAATTGGCTCATTCTTAGCATTAAATCTAACAGCATTTTGGAATGGGAACGCAAACAATGTTCCATTTATCCAAGAGTTTACAAACGTATGTGAAAAAGTTCCTTGACATACTGCAATCATTAATCTAAGTCTTCCAATCCATTCTATAATTAATGAATAATCATTGTTCCTACCAAAGAGGGTACCAATTGGTTTGTTTACTAATATGTAACAACCCTTAACAACAACTTTATCTCCCTTTTTAGTATTAGTATTACATTCATTGGTTGCGGGTAATGCAGTAAAATTTCTACCGTCACCTTGATAACAAGACAAATCAACCATACCATTACAGGTAAATGAATTGGCGATAGCATTAAATGTCGCACCTGTTACTAAATCAGGATTTTCTGTTGGGTCACTAAAATCAAATGATGGTACAACAAGTTGGGTATTAGATGTACCATTATCATCGACAAAGGTATAAGGTAATGCGTTTGATGCTTGCCAAGCAAAATAGTTATTAGCACTGCCATCAAATATAGTACCTACTGGTAATCTATCTGACCTCATAACCATTTTATCTTTATAAACAACCATCTTAGCAGGAGCATATCTTGCCCAAGATGGTGCAAAATAAAGCCACGGTCTTGTATCATTGTTGTCATTACCGTTATTGTCTTTTTTAATTTTCTTAGCCTTTTCTGCCCATATAAACGAACCACCTTCAATATATTCACCTTGTATATAACCCTCAGTACTACTATTTGCAACTAACTGTCCACTTCCACCATTGTACACCATATCACTTGTTAATAAACTATCAGGATTGTCGTTGTTAATTGGATAATCATCAACTTGGTTCATATCCAACGATGAATAATAGTTTTGAAGTGTAGTGGTATAAGCACTGTATTGAGTACCAGCGGTGTATTGGAAAGAGTTAAAATACAAATATCCATTTGAATTGGATTGTAAGTTATTTGTTAATTCTGCGTTTCTTACGGTCTTTAACCCTTGTTGAACGGGAACGTTCATGTAAAAGTCACCACTAATAACTTTTCTACCATAACTACTATAACCAAAAATTCTTGATAAATCATATTTGATTGATTTACGTCCACTGTGTGGGTCAACACCCCTAACCATAAAGACTAAACTAATTTCACCACCAATCCATTGTCCAATATATGAATCGTAAAAATCATGACCGTCTTTACCATCATTTCTAAAAAGTTCAATTTTTTGGTATAATTGACTTAATAAATTTCCTGGTAAGACCGAACCAGCAGGTGCTGGAACTGAACAAGAATTTATATTATCTATACTGAATTTTTTTGTTGAGCTTAAACTATTTTCACACGCACATATATCTTCGGTCGCACCATAAGTTGTATTTGTGTCTTGGTCCACAACAATACCAATTGTTGCTGTTTGTGAAGTTCCATTGTAATCCGTATAATTAATTGTGATTGGATTTTTAGTTTGATTCGTTACAGTATAATTAAGGTAGTTACAAGTTGTAGTTCCTTTAGCATATGCCGCGTTTTGAGATACAAAATCATTATAAGTAACACCAGTAATAACTTGGAAATATTCAATGTCCGTTGGGAACTTGTAAGATTTAGTTTCATTTGGTACTGTCGGGAAATTATATGTTACAGTACTATTTGATAAATTTGGTGATGTTGGATTGGCAAATGTCATCGTTACACTTTTACCAACGTTTGTTGTTCCTGTTATCCCTGTTTCAGGTGTTGAAGTCGCACCACTTGTATTTGGGTCAGTTGATTTGGTCAACTCTTGGAAAGATAATAGTTGCCCCGAAATAAAAGTATTTTGAACATCTGGGTCAACAAATACCGCCATGATATTATCAAAGTGATTTGTATTTGAATTGTACTTTGGTTCTACTTGTACTTTAATTCTGTTTGAACCAGCGTAGGGGTCAGTATCAAAATATTTTGATTTTAAATTATACTTGTTGATAATTTCCCATGGTGGTAATTTATCAATAAAATCAAAATCATTATTATCATTTTTTCTAATTGGGACTCTAACACTTTCAGTATTAAATCCTTTACCCGCAAAAACTTCTTGGTGTTCTGTTACATTAGATTGATTTGGATTCCAATTGTCATACACAAAAAAATCGGCATTTAATGATAATGAATTTTGTGCCGCGGCTTCTTGAATTGCTGTTAACTCATCATTGTCTTGTGGTACAGGTTCTTGTTTACATTCACAAAACTGACATTCAGGATATGTTAAATTTGGTAATGTTATTTTACTAAATGGATTTGTTAATTCTTTAAAAAGATTTTGAAAATTGTATGGTTTTGGGCAATTTATTTGATTATCAGCACCACGCAGTTTATTAATCGCTTTACAAATAACTGAAACAATTGTCAAAATTGTTCCAAACACAACTTTTAATAATACACTTATAATTGGCCATATTAATGCTAACACATGGACAATAGGTAATAAAATCATAATTGTTAATGATGCTGTATATAACAAATACGTCACTAAGGTTGGTATTATACTAAAATTTTGTCTTAACCCATCTGTGGCCGGAAATCTATTATTTTCACTTTCACATTCAGTATTAGTAATTTCTTTAATACCAATAAACTTTTTTCTATTAGTACCTTTTTTATATTCATCAATTAATTGTGATACCGTATAGACTTTATTATATTGAAACTCATAGAATGTATCTTTACAATCAATAGCATCTTGTGCGTTAGTATATCCACTCCAATCTAAACCAAAATAATAAGAACCTATTAACTCTTGATAACCCACATTACTGTCAGGTTTATAAATTGGGTCATTGTATGGGTCAGCAGTACCCCAACCATATTCTTTAATATTTGGTACTAAATAATATGCTCGTCTAACTTCATCCTTTGCAAAGTTGGCTGGTTGTGAATATTTTATTTTAAATCTATATTTTCCTCTAGTTGGTATACCAATTTTTGGGTCAGGACTTAAAACTTGTTCACCAAATTCATTAGTGGTTACATAATCCAAATTCATTGGAACTTCTAATAACCATGTTCCATCACTATCAATTGTTTTTGCCCCTTGTGGAAATTGAGCTTGTTCTAATATAGGTCTACCTTGGGTGTCTTGAAAAATGGTTTGTCTGACACCAATGATTTCTCCAGGTGCGGTTTCTAATGAACAAAGACTTCCTAAATCTTGTGGTGGTTTACAATTCTTTGGTAAAGCATAATCTTTACTATTTGTAATCAAAGAACCCATAAACATGGCTGTTGGAGATATATTAATACCTGATTGACGTAAATCAAAATCAGTTCTTGTTATATCAATTTGACAAATTTCTGGTTGTCCCCAAAATGGTTGTACATTTACACTTTGGTTTAAAGTTACGATTTGTGGTAGTTCAAATAAGTTAGTTGAACTTTTAAAGTTCACACCGTCAAATTGGTCTGCGGTTGCTCTACCCATTCTGATTAAATCTTGTGGTGATAATGAGAATGGTCCGATGTCAGACAAATCCATATCCATAACAACAGTATACGTTCCGATTGGAACACCCATTATCATATAGTCACCACTACCATTTGATTTAACAGTGAATTTATAATACTTGTCATAAACCTCAATCAACGCTGGGTTTGTTAAAATATCATTTTTACTTGGGAATGTTCCTGTTGGGATATGACCTGTATGTTGTTGCTCATAAGGTAATAGATTATATCTATATCCATCAGCGTTTACATCATTAAGACTTCGGTAAGGATATAAATCATAAATTATTTCATCATTTAAATCTTCATCTGTTATTGGAATAAAAACAGAAACTCTTACATTTGGAACACCGTATCCACCATTGGCAAGAACACGACCTACAATTACACCATAGTCTGCACACATTCTTGTGTAGACATCTTCACTTCTGACTTTTAAAGAAAGTATCTCTAACTGGTCAAAATCTTGTTCTAATTCTATATTGACTTGTCTATCAACACCAACTTCTGTACGTATTCTATAAGTTTTGGACATTCCTTTTACTTTCTATCATAAATAGTTTATACACTATTTTATAATAGTAGTTAAAGAATGAATAAAATAAATTATCAAGAGAAGTTTGTTGTCTGGTAATTTTTAACTCTTACCGTAATATCTTTAGTTGGGAAATGGACTTGGTAAATCTGATTTGGTTCTGCAAATATTGTGTTGTCCACTAAAGAAATTTTCTTTGTTGCCGCATCTGAATAAGGCATTGCTGTTTGTGCCGAACTATATTGACCACCAACTTTGTTAAATACTGAAATGTCAGTAACACTTAATACACCATTTTCTGCTTGTAATATTCTATTCAATTCAGATAATACAATATTTTCACCCAAACCTCTTACAGTAGGACTAAAGAATGTGGTGACTCTATCCACAATGTTTGAAATAACAACTCCTTGGTTTTGTGTAGCATCTAAAACAACTGAAATGTCTAACGCCAAATCAATTACTTCTGCACTTCCAATAACAACATAATCATTAATCATTCTATAATTTGACAAATATTCCGCCAAATTTTTCTTCATAGTTTGTGAAACTTCAGATGTTAAATTACCTGTAGCATCATATGATAATACATTGATATTAATTTTATTATTGTTTTCAGTAATAGATACTTTGGCAGGTGCTCCAAATTGACCCGGCATATTTCTTATAATCGCTTCGTAGTCATGTATTGTAACCGCTCTGTTTTGTGCTGCAAAGTTAAACGTTACATAATTTCTAACTTCTTCAGTTGATGGATATCCTGCTCCACCAATCGCGGCCGTTACGTTATTACAAGCTAATGAATTAATTACAGAATTATTTATAATATCAGAAGGTCCATTAACAAAGAAATCAACAGAACCAATTTGTGTAATAACATTAACACCTAAGTTTGTACCTTGTCCACCACCAATTCTATATTGTATAAACATTGTTGTATTTGCTTGTGGAGCATTACCCAATGACATTGAATTGTTTTGGTATCTTTGAATCTTTAACGGTACATCAAGTGCTGTAAACTCTCTAAGTTGGTCTTCAGCAGTATTTGTTCCTCCACCAAAAGTAAGTTTTATAAAACCTTCAGGTGTGTATTCTGTAATAAATCTATCTTGTGTTTGTATATATCTTCCAACTTTAATTGCTGGGTCATCTGATGGTTTTGTAGGGTCCTCAATAAAAACTCTATCTTCAGCAAGTGCCGATACTTCATACCATCTACCTTGCACACCTAAAAATTCTTGTGCCGTTGGTACGTTAGAATAAGATGTACCATCTCTTTGAATTATTGATGTGACTCCTAAAACATTTTTTTCAGGTAAGAAAAATTCAAAGAAAGGTCTAACATCATTTGGAGTTATAACTCTTTTGAATACCTTTGTAATACCATTTACTACAGTTTCTCTTTTAGTGATTGTGTAGTTTATTAAGTTGTTGTTGGCATCAAAATTTGGTATCTTTAATCTATTTGGTATACCATCAGCATTAAATGGTGATGCGAAATCAATATCATATATTGTTTCAAATACTTGACCTGAACCTTGAACTTGACTTCCACGTCTTAATGTTCCCAAATATCTTTCATCTTCTTTATCACCAAATGCCGGAACTGTAATTGAAAAATCAACCAAAGCTACAGATGGTCTTTGACCAGGAATTTTTAATCCATACGTTCTTGCAATGTTATAGATTGATGAACGTTGTTGTGCATATTGAAGAACTGTTTCTTGAATACTTCTATCTATATGATAATGTAAATTGTCGGCTACGGCTGCGTTTAAATCCAAGAATACAGAAAAAACTGAAGCATCATTGAAGTTATCAATCAATTCTGGATAATAAGTTTTTGTGTAATTAATTAATTCCTGACGAATTGCTTGGAAATCCCTTACGGTATATGATATTCTTCTTTGAGCCATTTATGTTAAATATTAAGTATTATAAAATCTTTTGAATTAAAAACGTCATTAGTTATAGAATAATCAATTCTTACCGTAGCTGTATACTCAGTAACATCTTGATTTGTCATTTGTAGTTGTGGATTAATAACATTTCCTGCTGTTGTTACAGTTGCTCCAGCCGCTTCACCAGTTGGTGCAGATATATTAATATTTGTTAATTGTAGTTGAGGCATAAATTTCTCAACAGAATCTCTTATTTCAGATTCAATGTTTTTAAAAGTTGGTCCATCCAAAGGTTCAAAAATGTATTCCAACAATCCAGTACCAAAATCAGGTAAAAAATATCTTGTACCTTTTCTTGTTAATAACAAGTGAATCAAATTACTCCTAATTTCTTCCGCAGGGTAATCTGAAAGGTCCAAATACTTACCATTATACGATTCTACGAAAGGAAAAGTTAATCCATATGTTTTACCATCAGCCATTATCTATAAATATAGTTGTATTTCCTTTTTTGTATTTAGGAAAATAAGGACAATGTCTACAACCTGAACCACAACAAGAACCTCTTTCCAAATGAAATTCTTCGGTAAAGACATATTTTCCATCTTCAATATAAAATGAAGAAGGGAGAAGTATTACCTTCTCCCCTCCATTTTTATCGTTATTATTAATATTACTTGATTTCACAAGCTCCACCAGCACAAGCCAATTCACCACTCAAATCTGTGTTGTCTTGTAATTCAACAACTTTTGATAAGTCAATTGTGTGAAGTTTAGCGAATAATCTTTCATATTCTTCTTTTGTACAGTCTTCAAATGGTGCTTGAATGTAACTTCCGCCATCGTGAGGTAATACAGATAAACCATTGTAGAAGTCACGGTTTTCCCACATCCACTCACCTGCCAATTCCCAATCTTCGTTTTTCAAACTGATTGTTGCTGATACGTTGTGTGTGTTTGAACCAGTTCTGTGACCAGGTCTTACCCACTCTTGTGTGATTTTCTTAACACGGTCCAACAATTGGAATGGAGATTCTGTTCTCAAAATTGCTCCTTCAGGAGATTTTTGTGGAACTGAAATAACTGCCGTGTCGTGTGGACGGAAGAATTCATCTTCAACCAACTCAGGGTGATACATTGCCAAGTATTGGTAAATTGCTTCGTTCTTACCAACACGGATTCTACGAAGGTAATAATCGTTGTGCCATGCGTGGATACCTGAAGATGTTCCCAATGTCAAAGATGTTGTCCCTGCTGGTTTTACGGTAGTTGTACGAGCCGACTTGTTAATACCAATCAACTCAGCAACTCTTGCGTTTTCTTCTTTAACAAGTTTAGCCGCTTCTTTCATGTTATAACCCAATACAACACCTGAACCGATACCTGTCATAGATACACCAATCAACGCTTCCTTTTCAGTTGTACGTTTCCATACGTCTCTCAAGTAATGGAAATCAGTATAACCTGCTTGAAGTGTTCCAATGAAAGTCGCCGCTTTAACACGGTTATTCAAATCTTCTTGTGATTCAATGTCAGAAACATTTACCTCACATAAGTTACAGAATTGGTTTGGTCTCAATGCTATCTCACAACATGGATTAGTACCCCAATCTTTATCATTGGTGAAATAGATTCCAGGTTCACCTGCTCCTGATGCTTCAACCCTTTTCCACAAGTCCATGAAGAAATCTTTTGTAATTTTATGTCTAACCAAAGCCGCTGAATTGTTAGCCCTACCTCTTTGTGGATTTGTTTCCCACCAAGAACCTGATTTACAAGCAATCATCTCGTTGTCATCAGCTGAGAATAAAGAAATCAAAGCCGCCCTACGAATACCACCAGCAAGAACTGCGTCTGCAATGTGACATATCATATCGTGAACTTCAATTGATGATAATTTTTGACCATCTTCTTTTGCGTCCAACATACCTTTCAATTTGTGAATACAATCTTTCAAAGGTTGAGGACCCGGTGCCTTACCACCTGATGTTACAAGTTGTGCCCCCTTTGGTCTAACGTCTGAAAAATCAAACTCAGGTGTTGACAAATGCTCACCAAAGTAAGATTTCATTAACACTTTAATTGCATCAGCCCATCCTTCAATAGAATCCCCAACCAAGAATCTTCTTGTTCTATTTGGGTTAGGTTTTCTAATTTCAGGAAGTTTTTCTACGTGATGTTTTTGAACTGAATATCCTACTCCAGTTCCACCTAATAACAAGAACATTGTTTCTGAAAATGCGTCCAAGTGGTCAATAGGAAGGTAAGCACAGTTGTAGATTCTGTTTGGAGAAATCTCAATTGGTTTACCACCAAATTGCATTGACCTCATTGAAGGTAATACTTTTTTAGTATACACATAATGATACACGTCCACAATCTCACTTGCAATGTGGGGGTATTTCTTAATGTGCATATTCATGTTTCTTGTTACAAGCTCTTCCCAAGTTTCTCTTCTTTCCAACTCAGGAATAAATTTTGAATACTTCATGTGAACCGTTAGGTCCGACAATATCTTTTGTGATGCGTCCATTTTATTTAAAATACTATTTTTTTTTATTAATTAAAGTTATTTGGTTGTTGTACTCGCTCTTTTCTTTTCTCCATAAGTTCTTTGATTCTATCTCTGTTTTTCTCTTCTTTCTTTTCTTCAAATCCTAAGAAGGTAACAGAACTTTCAGTATCAATTTCCAACAATTCGTTGTTGAACTTACAGTTTTCAAAGATAACCCCATCTTTACCCACACGAGACTTGGTAATTGCGATGGTTGCTAAATTCATTTCTTTTTGTTGTAAAGTTTTAGCCACGGAAATGATAACGTGTCCAACTTGTGCCTTTTTAATAGAACCACCCATTTGGTCGGTGGT